GTTGCAAATCACCGACATAATCACGGACCCACAGGACTCCGACAGGGTATGGTATTACGTGCGCACAACGCGAGAGGACAACAAGGAGGTAAAACGCTATTACCCAGATATATTCGCCTCGGACGAGCGGCTGGAGTATAATCCCGAACCAGGCAAGACAATAAAGAAATGGATTCCGCGCAAGGAGCGCGACGGGGCTAATACCGACATCGTCTACGAAGAGAAAGCCCGCGTCTACCACGTCGCGTTCAACACCATAGATCAGCGCGGGATTCCGTTGCTTGCCGCCGCGATGGATTGGGCAACGGCCATGTCCCGATTCCTCGATTCGCGGTTGGCCATCCAGCGCTCGCTCGCGCAGTTCCCCTGGAAAGAGAAGATCAAGGGCGGAGCCGCCGCAGTGAACGCGAGAGTCGCCGCGCTCCAGTCTTCCTACCAGGCCGGTGTAACGAGCGAGACGAATCCGCCCGCCGCGAGCGGCTCTACGTTCGTCGGCAACGCAGGAGTGGACCGCGAGCCGATCCCTCAGAACACAGGCGGTAGCGATGCCCAGAAAGATGCCTTGGCGATCATACAGATGTTCTGCTCCGCGACCGGCTGCTTTCCTCATTACTATGGCTTCGGTGAGCCGATCCGTTTGGCAACAGCTCAGGCGATGGAAGCCCCCATGATGAAGGAGTTCAGGAGCTACCAGATGTTGTGGACCGACACTTGGTCAACGCTCTTCGAGATCGTGATGAATCAGGCAAAGATTCCGCCGCACCAACGGAGCGTTGATATCGACTACGAGCCAGTACTGGACGCCGCGCGCGCGGAAATCTTCGAGGGGATCAAGACGCTACACAGCGTTTACGGATGGATTGGCGCCTCCCCCGAGGTTGCTATGCGCGGCATAGTCGCTCTGGGGATCAACGACGCGGATAAGGTCGTCGAGCGCGGCTTTGTCTCACAGCCCGCCAGCGAGACGGATGGCGGCAATAGCAGCGACGAGCAGGTCAAGGCAAAAGACGCGGGCGGCCAACAGGCATTTGAGGATGTGCCAGAGGCCGAGTTCGCGTCACACATACACGATTTGACGCAGAGGCTGCAAAACGCCACATGAGGGACTGGAGGGCATCGTGGTAGCGAGAGCTCTGGAAGAGCCTAGAATCCCCCAAGAGGAGCAACCCCAAACGCAGGGCAAGTGCGCGTCATTGCGCCGCGAGTCAACGGGAAGCGCGAGGAGGTGGGTGGCTATCGCCGCGCCCATACTTGCTCTTTTAGGGGGGACGCTATGGCTAGATAGTATCGCCCGCGCCGAACGGTACGCTGTTGTAGGGGCACAGGTCAAGACGCACGCGAAGAGACTCGAACAAGCGGAAAGATTCCGGCAAAAGATCGACGATACGCAGCAAGAGATTCTTGCCACGCTCCAGCGCATAGACCAGCGCCTTGATACGGGCAGGGCTGAGCGCCAAACGCTTAGCGCGAAGGTCGATTCTGTCATCCAATACCGCGAGTTTTACGCGGAGATTATGGCGGGCCTGCAGCGTGATCGGCCTGCGCCGCCGATGTAGTGGGGGAGCAGAATGGGCTATTTGAAACGAATGGTACGCACGCCATCACAACCAAAGAGGATTATCCTTGCCAGCAACCCCCACAGATAAGCGCCTCAGAGAAATCGCCACGACGCCAGGCTCGGTGCTCAGCCCCAAAGGCCGACGGCTGACGCGAGTCATGCGCGTAGGTACGGCCAATGATTTCGTGTTTATGGGTCAGCGCATGTCGCAGCCTGTGCTCGTTAAGCAGATGATCGCAGTCCGTGACCCTTATCCCGATGACGTTGGGGTCGAGATACGCCCGATGCTCGAAGCGACTATTGCTCCTATAATCGAGCCGCCAATCAAGGCGCACTTTGAGCCATTCGTCGAGTTCGAGTCCGACCTCGTGGCTCGCGCCAATATCGTGGCGGGACATGACCTGCTGCGCTCGCAGGGAATCGAATTCGCTGAAGCCCTACCGGCGCTTGGCGTCATTGCCGATCTACCGATCCCACCTGACATCCTCGATTGGGCGCGTGAGTTCGCGGCCACCCGCGTCACGAAGATGGACGAAACGACGCAAAGGCGGCTGGCGCGCGTGATCGCCGACGCTCTACTCGAAGAACAACGCGCCGTTCCTCAGGTTGCGGCGGCGATCCAGAGCACGTTTGCGGATATGTCGTTGGCCCGAGCCGTCAACATCGCATGGACAGAGGTCGCCGACGCAATGTCCGAGGGGGCATTCCGCCAGGCGAATGAGATAGGCTCGCAACGCAAGGAGTGGCTAACGGTCGGCGACGATAGGGTGAGTCAGGACATCTGCGCGCCGAATGAAGCGCAGGGCGAGATACCTATAAATCAGAACTTCGGCAGTGGTCATGCTCATCCGACGGGCCATCCGCAGTGCCGGTGCGTGGTGATCTATTCCGGCGCAACGCGCGCCGTGATTGGGCCAAGGGGATAAGGGGCCATTCGGTGCTCTGGCAATTTATCGCGCGACAACGCCAAACGAGCAAAGCCATTCTGCGGAAGTTCGCAGGGTGCCCGTCGATGGGCCGCTATGGCCAAGATGATTGGGACAGCCTATACAAGACCGGAATCAGTGACGCCCATACGCTCTATGGGAACGATTCGCCTCGAAGCGTTGCAGCTGCCCATTTACATTATGCTTCAGTCGAGCAGCTGATCTACCGACACTTGATGGATCGTGGCGTTAAGGTGAGAGGCCCTGTCCTGGATATAGGGTCTGGCGCCGGGCACTGGTTAGAGTTTTGGCACAGCCTAGGGGCAGAGAAAGTAGACGGGCTTGATTGTTCGATCCTTGCAGTCAATCATATTCGCGCGCGATTCGCGCGGGCCGAGAACGTGTCTTGCAGGCAGGGACAGGCGCAAACCCTCGTCCGGGAATGGGGGCCAAGAGCATACAATCTAATTTCCGCTGTCAGCGTGATGTACCATATCTGCGATGACGCGGAATGGGAAGCCGTCATTGGCCAGATCGGCGCCCTCTTGCGCCCTGGCGGCATGTTCATTGCAACGGGGCATTTCGGATGTCTCGATGGCCTCGACGTTGGAGTCGATAGGTGGGGGTGTGTCTATAAGCGCCTGAGGAGTAAGCGGCGCTGGGCGCGCACTCTGTCTGCGGCTGGCTTCGCTGACCTCAGGCTCTACCGGAATCGGATATATCTTTGGGCGGACAAATCGCTCCCACACAATAGCGTGATGATTGGAACAAGAGCATGAGCGACCTAGCCCGCTACTTGTCGGCATTGCAACGGGCAGGGTTCTACGGCGACGTGACGCTCAAATTCGAGCGCGGGCGCGTCGTGCTCGTCAACCCCAGCGCCACCATCAAGCCCGCTGACCTACCGAGCCAGACGGCGGCTATCCAACAGGCCGCGACCGGGCCGAAGCCCCCTCCCCAGCCGTAATTGACACCAGATATAAAGATCACGCGCAGCAAAAAAAGGGCGATTAGGCCTTGCGTCCGCCTAGGCGTATGCCGATACTCAACACAGGTCACACAACAAGGAGACGAAAAATGACAACGCTCACCGAAATGACAGACAGCGACCTAGCCCGCCGCGCGCGGGATTACGACGCCGCGCAGAACGAGGGCGGCGACGGTTACAATCCCTACCAGGCCGAGGCGGACAGGCGCGAGGAGCAGATCACCGACGCCCAACCACGCACGATCGAGAGCCTAGAGCGCGAGATTGAGCTGCTCCGCGGCACAGCCCACGCCAACTGGGGGCAACTCTCAGAGGCAACAGCGGCAAAGATCGCGGCTCTCGAACAACAGCTGGCGCCGCTTGTGGCCGCCGAGGAGGCCGAGAAGGCGAGGGAAGAGGAGGCGCATTGGGCTGAGTGGACAGCGGAAGAGACCTCACGTCGGCGCGGCGCCTTTAATGCGCGCGTTGCCGCCGGAGAATTTTCGAGCAAGCTAGCCCTACTCACCGCCGAACGCGACCAAGGGTGGACGCTCAAGGACCTCAAGCGCGCAATCAAGCATCACAGACTTTAGGGCACGCCGCGACCATAGCGGCATGGGAACGCGGCGAACTCAGCCTAGACACCACGCCCGGACGCTCGAACGACATCATATTGGACGAAGGAGCAACCCCATGACTAGTCGCATCTACGACTCTACCGAAATTAGCGAGCTGCGCCAGTATCTAGGCCTGTCTCAACGCGAGTTTGCCGTACGCGTAGGCGTTGATTCCGGCACCGTATCGAGGTGGGAACGCGACGAACAGCAGCCGAGCGGCATAGGCCTCCGCAAGGCCCTTGATGCGTTGCTCGCTCAATGCCCGCCACAACCACGGCCTACCAGGAGGGCACAGTGAGCAAACAGCAGCACCGCGTGGCGCTAATGCTCGCGCTACGGTACTCAGTCGGGAAAAGGGCTGATAGCCCAATGACGCCGCCACCTTACCGCGACGATCCTTATTCTATTCCTGGGATGCTTCGCAATGGTCGATTCCTATCGACAGCGCTGAGAAAGTGCGCCCCGCGCAAAAAAAGTTGAGCCAGGCGCAAAAAAAAGCTTGACATAGCCCTCGGGGCGTGATCACTATCGCGCCCAACAACTCGGACCGAAACAATCGGACCGACTTTCAGCATACGCTGAGAGTCGGTCCTTTTTAGTTTAACCCACTAGTCCGGAGACCGACATGCCAGACGATTCTACCGCTAACGCTCCTGAGCATCTCTACGACATCGAGGTCTTTCGCGCCGGAGATTACGACGCTCGTGGCGACTGGCCTAACGAGAGGCTAGACGAGGTCGTGCGGAGCTATGACACAGCCCACTTCCGCGCGCCGGTCACGCTTGACCACGACCAGGCGGGCCGAGCGTGGGGGTGGGTAGAAGACATCCGGCGGGATGACGATACCTTGGTCGCGTCGTTGTCGCTACACGATGACCTTATCGAGCTCGTGCGTGATGGTAAGTACGAGGCTCGCAGCATCGAGCTCTGGCAAGAGCACCCTGACTTTGCCAACAGTGCGGCACTAAAAGCAGTGACGTTCCTCGGCGCGACGCCACCGCAGGTCAAGGGGATGCAGAGAGCCGAATTTGCGGAGTTCGCAGTGCGCGGCGGCGACACGGTGTCTGTCCAGTTCATCGACGCCAAAACCACAGACCTCGAAGGTCAGGATGCTAAGGCCAAAACCGAAGGCGGCAACCGCTACCCTGCCGAAGCCTATGCCTACGTCCCCGATCCCGAGAAAACAAGCACATGGAAGCTCCGGCTTTGGGATACGCCAGATAAGAAGGTAACGCGCGAGCAACTTGGCCGCGCGGCTGCCGCTTTTTCGCCCGGCGGCTTCCGTGGGCGACGAGTTCAGATACCGGCCAAGGATGTGCCAGCGGTCAAGCGGCGCATTCGGTCAGAGTATCGCGCGCTCGGTGTTACGCCAAAGGATATGCCTGTTTGGATCAAGGCAAGTGAGGCGCAAGGGCGCGGGATAGTCGAGTTCAGGTGTCGTTCGAGGAAAGCATTCGAGAGTCATCCTGACAGTTTTGTCATGGCCCACGCCGACATTATCGCCAGCGCGCTAGCGGAAAATATCGGCGAGGACTATCGCGGCCCATTCATGTTCCGCGCGATTGCGGACCTGTCCGGCGACGTTGCCGAGATAGTGGACGGAGAACGCGGTAGGGCCTTCCGGTGGAAGGACGGCGGCGAGCCTGGAGTTGAGGTCTTTGACCATTGGGCCGCGCCAGCCATCGAACTGGTAACAAAGGACGAGCTACAAAAGCTACGTCCTGATCTATGCGACGACATACTGAAGGGAGCCAAGACTATGGCTGAGAAAGACAACGAGCACGGAGCCGCTATCGAGGCTCTCACGAGTGAGCGCGACGAGCTGAAAGCAACCGTTGAGGCTGCAGAGGCGAAGTTCGCGGAGACAGCGGAGCAGCTGACGGCATTGCAAGCGGAGAAGGCCAGGGCAGACGCCGGGATCGCCGTCGATCAGGCGCTCGCCAATGCCGACCCACTGCTGCCGGAACCTGCGGCTGAACGTATCCGCGCCGACTTTGCAGAGCGGGATAGCGTCGATGGCCTGGACGAGGCGATTGAGCGCGAGCGCGAGTATGTCGAGGCCATCGCCAAATGTTCCGACGTGCAGCCCGGCGGCGTTGAGGGACTTGGCGAGAGCGATGATTCCGACGACGAGACCGCACTGGACAAGCAGGTCCGGGCGTACATGAAAGAACACGGCGTCGGATATGGCGAAGCACTCGCAGCTGTCGGCCCGAAGCGGGCCTAACGAAATCCCCCGACATCGTCGGGAATAGGAGAGAGCCATGAGCGTTTCAGAGGGTGTGTTGCAAGGCCAAATGGCCCACAAATGCACGGACATCACCACCAAGTACAAGTTCCTGCAGCTCGACACGTCGGAGTGCTCGAATACGGAGACCGTGTTAGAGCTCGCCGGAGCGGGCGGCCAAGTGTATGGCGTGAGCGCGACCGAAACCGCCGTCGGCGGACGAAGCGTCACGTTTAATACAACTGGCGAATGCTGGCTTACCGTCAATGGGCACGACAACAACATCTCCGTTGGCGACAGGCTAAAATCCGCTGCATCCGGGATCGGCGTTAAGATCGCGTCCGACCACGATGAGGTTGGAGCTATCGCGCTCGCTGCCGCGACAGCTGACGCAGCGACTATCCGAGTCCGACTCGTGCCGCTGACCCTTTACGAGGTGGGCTAACAGCGGGAATCTTTGACGCCCCGTCAGTTATACGGGCGGGATAAAGGGAGACAAAGCCATGCCAGAGGTAAAGGACACACACATTGACGCTGCGTTGACGAATGTCAGCATTGAGTACGGCAGTAATGCATATATTGCCGACAAGGTGCTGCCGACATTGCCAGTCAGCAAGCAGAGCGACAAGTACTTCGTCATTGACGAGACGCGCGAGGGCTTGCGGCAACAGGATGACAACCGCGCGCCCGGCGCCAAGGCCAACGAGATCGACTTTGACGTTTCGGACGATTCGTTCTTCTGTAGCGATCACGTCCTTGACGGAGTGATCCCAGATGAAGAGGTTGCGAATGCCGACGAGGTCTTGCGGCCTAGCATTCAGCGGACCGAGTTCCTCACTAACGCGATTCTCCTTAACGCGGAGATCGCGGCTGCGGCGACGCTGTCTGCCGGAATCACGAATACCGCTGCTGCTACGGCTGTCTGGACCGACGTGGCAAACGCCGATCCGATCGCCGACTTCGACGCCGGCGCCCAGAGCGTTATGGACAATGCCCAGGTCGCCCCGAATGCGGTCTGGTTTGACTACAAAGGATTGCGTGCGCTAATGCGAGTGCCGTCGATTATCGACCGCATCAAGTTCTCCAGTTCGCCGACAACGCCATCTGTGGTAACGCTCGATGCGTTAGCCGCATTGTTCGGCGTTGAGAATGTCTACGTCGGGCGTGCGTTTAAGAACACCGCCGCGCCCGGGGCTACCGCCACGGTCTCGACCGTGTGGGGTTCGGACGCCTATATCGGCTACATCCCGCCACGCCCAGCGCCGCGCATCATGGCGATGGGGTTGACATTCTCTTGGAGCCGTGGCGGCGGCGACGCCGTTCAGGGCGTATCCGTCCGGCGTTGGCGCGACGAAGGGCGGGAAGGCGATATAATCCGCGTCCGGCGCTACTATGACCAGAAGATCATCGTTGCTGCGGCGGGCTACAAGATCACCTCGATCCTATAAGTTGGCCGAGCGTCCGTCTCTTAGCGAGAGCGACGAGGCGGGCGCTCGCTGAGGGCAGGGGGATAACATGGTTCGCTATCGACTCACGGAACGCACTACGTGGACGGGACTCTCGGAGATATTCCGTCATGCGCCTGGCGGCATTCGCACGGAAGCGGAACTGTTACGCGAGTATCCTGGCGACATACTCAAGTGGTATGTCGGCCAGGGTCGAATAGAAGTAGTCGCTGGCGCTTCACTTGTCGAGAGGATGGGCGAAATCAAGCCGGCTGAGC